TTCGATATGAAAATCTCCCGATACTCCTCTCTCCTGTTGTGCCACCCCCGAAACCACCCATATATCTCTGAAGGCTCCACAAAGGTCTGCGCCATCACCGCTTCCTCGCTGTACTCACGGAGGGAGTTTACTTTTTACCCATGACGATAGACAGAGTGGATGGTGCGGGACCAATTATAGACCTATCGACGATGGCACCAGGCATCTTGTTAATATACTTCTCATTCTTTTTGGGGGTCATCACCCCGTTGAAAACTGGTAACAACATAAGGATACCAATGACAACACCAATGTACATCAAATTAGATTTTGCAGTTTTGTTAAGTTTCATTTACTATATGTAAATATTAAATTAACAACCCGCCGCCTTCCTCGCACTGGGGCTACTCAGATATTTACACTTTTTTGCCTTTCTCCTGGCCTTGGAGCGCGCGCTTTCGTTGACACCCGTACCATACATCACACGGGCCTCTCGTTCTCTGTTTCTTCCTCTTCCTCGTCGTCGTCGTCCACGAGCAAATTCCGTCTTTTTGAGAAGAGGTATGAGCATGAGAGCTAAGATTACAATACCAATGTACATGAGATTTGTGCGAGCAGTTTTATTAAGTTTCATTTACTATATGTAAACAAAAATATTGCGTTATAATATATGGAACTCACATTCAAAGACACACTCATGTTTTATCAGACATCGTTGCGTAATGTTGGATTGTATACATCAATTTCTCTAGCCCTGTTGGGTGTATCTCGATTTTACAGAGGAAAAGGTGATTTCGTATACAACACTGCATTTATTTTGGTGAGCATGGCTACGTTGATGCTGGCATTTTCGATTTTACAAAATTTAAATAGTCAGATATCTATGATCAGAGAAGGATTGAAAGATGATGAACAGAAAAAGATTGTTGGGGACTGGCTCACGATTTCTACATCATTACAAGTTGTACTAGTTATAATTTCATTGTTTTCTATGTACACATTGTATCGTCAATTCTAGTTTTCGGACTCCTCAGCCAATAAAATGCGTAACCGGTCTGTGATATCGTCACCTTCGAACGTTGCATCAGGTAAAGCTGGATCCAGGACATCTCCATGAGTCATACACAGTGGACATGGTTCAGAAGGTACTTCACCAATTTCGTGTGTATGTTCAGGTTGGATCTTCTTGGGCTTAACTTCTTTCTTTTCTCGCTTCTTCTTTTCTTTTTTTTCAACCTGCTGTTTAGTCTCAGCATGCATCTTACAAAATTTAGAACCCGGACACGACCTGTTACGACATGGCACACCCTTTCCTGTGACACCTTCACAGATTACTCGAGGTTTTTCTTCTCCTTTGAGAGAAGCGATCTCCTTACGGAGATTTTGAAGCGTACTCAAAATCTCCGTAAGCGTGGACTCAGTGATAATTGTGGTTTGTTCCATTTTAATTATTTTTTTACAAGAAAAGTGTTTACTTAGGCCCTCCTTCTCCTTCCCCTGAAACGAAACATGCGTCGACGCATTCTGCGAGGTATACGGCGACCGCGTATCCCACGTGGTCTACGTCTCATACGGCTACCACGTGGCCTGCGACCGCGACCGCGACCACGACCACGACCACGACCACGACGACGACGGGACTTGCCTCGCCTCTTTTTCTTCTTGCGCATCATAACCATAGCGATTATTGCACCGATAATAACTACAATACCGCCAATAAACCAGAACTTATTTTCAGAAATGAAAGAACTTACACCACCCACAGATGGCCTGTTACCATTGAGTGGTCCGGGTTGTGCAGCCGTAGCATATGGCTCCATAGTATAACATATACTTAGATTTTATTAGTGAGCTTGGGGTCAAATGATGTACCTTTTTTAGGATCCTTCACAATTTTTTTCGGTGCTGGAACACAACCTTTAGGACACTTCGCCTTCTTCTTCTTCTTCTTTTTCTTACCAGAAGCTTCAACCTTACCCACGTCATAAAAGCTGCGCCGAGATTTCATAGCCACCGATACAATAATGATCAAAACAATTACACCCAAACTGTACAGAATAGGGTTCCTGTATTTATTGAAAAATGCTCGATTCGTATTTGCATTTGTATTCACATTCAATGGGGGGCGGTTACTATTCAATGGACCTGGTTCAGATGCGGTAGCGTATGGTTGCATTTATGATATGTCTACATTTTTATCGAAACTGTATTTGATAAAAATAAGGTTAGGATCATATGTCTATACGTTATTTACTCGGAATCGGAATCGGAATCGGAATCACCCATGGGGAGAGGCTCGCCATCCATACCTTCCTCATCAGACGACTCCCCGTCAGAATCATCACCGTCCTCACCCTCGAGGAATTCGGCAAACCTGAGCTGGCCTGTGATGTAAAGCACAAGAGTGGTAATAGCAGCACCAAGCGCGATGTACATAATCATCTGCTGGGTATCGGTCTTCATTGTTATACTACCTATCAATATTTTTTTTTCGTGGAATATAATAAATGGCACGCCCGATTCGAAATGTTCTTCTGGAATCTATTATCATAGGTTTAGCGAATGTGACAATCTTTTATGGATTAAAAAGTATCAAGGGTCTAGATATATTCTGGTTACTCTTCCTCTCCGGTGTCCTGATCCACATCATCTTTGAATATACTGGTGGTAACAAGTGGTGGTGCGAACAAACTTACAAGTTGTAATGCACCCTCAAGTAAGCCTGACGATCTCTCATCTCTGAAATCTCCCTCTCCAGGTTCATCTTCAATTCCATCACTTCATTCTTTTTTCTCTCAGTCATCCGATTTTCGAAAACCCTGTAGTTCTCATAAATAGAACGCTCAAATCTCTTGTCCCTGTTGTTTTCTGGCCAGTTGTGACGAGTCGCGATTTCAGCGAACCGTTCAAAAGTCCATTCATCCATCTCATCTGGGTAGAAATTTGCCTGACGACAGTACGACCTGAGAGCACTCTCTCGCACTTTCTTGGTGATGCGCTGAATAGGTTTGAGTGTCCGGAGTGTCCGTTCCGTCACTCTCAGGTCGGCCAATAATAGTCTGAGACACTCCTCATTCTGTGTCCATTCGTCGTACCACTCCGGGTTCCAATCGTCGTCACTCTCAGTCTCACTTTCCGAGTCACTCTCCTCATCCACGAGACGGTGTAACTCAACCTGACCCGGAATAACAACCTGGAAAGGTACTCGCCTGTCGTCTCTCACTGGGGGGTCGTCGTGTTTTGGTATGGTATCATGAACCCTCTTGAGATTATCACACATTTCCAAGTAGGTGCCCTCAGGGATCAACTTGGAAATGTCGTCCAAACATTGCATGAGACTCTGGAGATTTTCCATTTTTACATACATTTTACATTTTAAACATTTTACTTAGGTTTCACTACATCAGCCAATAGATACATGAACGGGGGTACGGATACAGATCCCATTGTGGTAGCGAATGCGGTGCTTGCATCCTCCTGTGTCCTGATTTCACCGTTGATGACCTTCGAAATGGAACCTTCCATCAACTTGTCAACTGTCGTATCGATGGGTTTAATGATGAGGGGGATTGCAGCCAGTCCGACAAGTGTGGGTAAAAACGGTTGGTCATCACCCGCCATGTGAGCGGCCATGTTCACGATCACTCGAATGATTGAACCTGGCCAGAAAACTGAAGCGAGCATCTGCCATGTTAAGGTTTCCGTAGAGATTCGAAGGGTGTCAATGAGCTTGTCCTCCTCTTCGGCTGCATCAAACGCCTTCTGTCCCTTGTCAATCGTGTCGAACATGACATAAGACGCCGCGATACAATAGGATGCGGGAAGACCCCACTCGGGGAGATATGATGTAAAAGCTTCACCAAGCTCATTCGCGTACCCCATGTACCGTAGGGAAGTTTCACGGTAAGGGTCGACATTTTTATAAGCAGTGGAATATATTTTGAAACGTTTAGAATGTTTTATAGATGGTCTATATGCGGCTGTAGGTAATGTAATAGCATACATCTTACCGATGTGTAAAGGTCTTACACAAACTTTAAGTATCATATAGTTTTTCCAAAGCCACCTCAAGATTGTACAAACGTTTCTCGATCGCGTTTCGATACTTTTCACGAAATGTGTTTTCGACGTGAATGAATGACCTGGTCATACCATCTACATCTTCGTCATTTAATCCCAATGTTTCGAGTGTTTGCTCTTCTGGATCTAAATTACTTGATAAACAATAATGCTTCACGACCGCATCCTTAAGTTTTTTCGTCTTTCTTCTAAGTGGTTGCACCTGAGTCACCTCTTTTTGTAAAAACTCAATTTCACCCGTTATGTAATCCAAGTCAAGGCTGATAGCTTGATTCATGTAGAAATCATAAAAGTAATCATATACTTCACTCGTCGGACCTATCATTGGTATGTCAAAGTTTTCATAGTCGAAAAAGAACGTGGGATCATTACGTTTACTGTATACTTTCTTCAGGCGATTACAAATCTCTAAATAGTCCCCTTCTGGTAATTTATCAGAATTTCGATCAATCAATTGCATAACCTCTGACAATTCATCCATACTTATGTAGCCGTAAATCTTTTCGTCTAAGTTACTTAAAAATTTCTTCTGTCAATACAGAATGTACAAAACAACCTATGACAGAACGGAATGTCAAACTGGGATTGTACACATCGGATATGGTGCCTTTCACCGAGCACACCAGGCCGTGTACATAGATGATTACATGGAAAAAACTGGAGATCTTCGATGGGGTATCGTCGCCGTGAATCTCAGAAATGAGGGGTTCAGGGAAATCGATAACTATATCGTTAAGACCCCTCGTGAGTATAGACTTGTTCGGTCACACCTTGATTACATAGACTGGACAAAGAATAGAACCATCGCAAAACACATGCTCACTTTACCAAGTGTGCATCTCATAACTATTACGATCACAGAAAGCGGATACGCACCGGGTTCTCCTTTGTTTGAGTATCTTGCATGTGGACTTCGTAACCGTAAAAATCCAATCACCATCTTATGCTGTGACAACATTCGTCAGAATGGTATCACACTCGAAACACAGTTCCTTGCATATCTTTATCACACAAATCAACATGAGCTAGCTTCATGGATTCGCGAAAATGTCAAGTTCCCCTCGTGTATGGTGGATCGTATCACACCACGTTCTACGAACTCATTCTGTCAAGAAGTAGATAACATTTTTCCGGGATATGGTCAGACGGCCATACAAACGGAAGAGTATACACAATGGGTCATCGAGAACAACTTCGCGTCCGACTTCCCCGACTTGACTCAAGTTGGTGCAACCATAACGGACGATGTCGAACCCTATGAAGAGACGAAGATTCGTATTCTCAACGGTGGTCATACTTCACTCGCATATCTTGGAGCACTTTCCGGATACACGACGTTTGACCAAGTCATGAACGATGAAGCACACCGAAAACATTTCAAACGACTCCAAAATGACGAAATCATTCCTTCAATAGATATAAACGTGCCGTTTGATATACACGAATATATAGACACGGTCGAGGAACGTTTTTCAAGTGCGACTAACCACGACGATCTTGACCGGATTTGTATGGATGGATTTACCAAATTTCACACGTTCGTTGTGCCCTCTCTTCGAAAGTGTCTCGAACAAGGTAATAAACCCATAAACATTTACAGGGGTATTGCGGCGTGGTACATTTATTCGAGGCGATTCGCGAGGGGGTGTACAAAAATACGATACACAGAACCCAACTGGACCCTCCTCGAACCCCTCTTGCGAGATGGAGCTGTTGACGCATTTGTATCAAATGAACGATTATGGGGCGATATTCCAAAAGATTTCATTTCATTTACGAGAGACCTGAAAACTATCCTACTCTCACAAACATATGAACACGAAATTGACCTACTTGGTTAAAAAATTAAAGTTTATACTTTATAGGAATGGCCGGAAGGTCTGACATCGTCATAACTGGTATACAAGATGTCTTTTTAACGGGTCATCCACAAATATCGTATTTTTTGACACGATTTTCTAGATATACGAAATTTACTACACAAACCCTAGAAATGCCATTTAATGGAAATCCCACGCGAGGCCAAGAACTTTCATGTCAAGTGTCAACATCAGCCGGTGATATGATATCAAATATGACACTGAAAATATTTGTGGATAACGAAATAACATCAAATGTACACGATTCGTTTATAAGAGCAAACATCGATTACATAGACCTCTATATTGGGGGTCAGCATATAGATAGATTGACAACCGACTATATATCAATGTATCTCAAAATGAGATCGGTCGAGACGGATGATTTAAACATCCTATATAGAGACTCATATAACGTAAATTCGCATTTCTCACCTACTATACCCCTGTATTTGAATCTACCGTTCTATTTCTACAAACATCCACATCTCGCAATACCAGTGTGTGCAATGTATAAACATGGTTTAGAAGTGCGTGTGAAAATGAGAGAACCCAATGAATTTCAAACTGCCTATATGCCTGTAGACTATTCCGAAAACCTTAAAATCAAACAGATTTCGTTAAATGTAGATTATCACCATCTAATGGAAGAAGAAAAGGCATTTTTTAAATCAAGGCCAATGGAATATATTATAACACAAAACCAACTAGCGAGGAAAATCATAAAATCCACAGACATTGACAAAGAACACTCTTTTATGTGTAACTTTAAAAACCCTGTGCGAGAGTTTATGTTCTTTCTTCAACACGATGCATGGAAAAAACTAACCAATAGATCCAATATATATGAAGAACTTGATTATGCGAATATGAAAATCAATAATGTAGAACTGTTTACTGGCAACCACAATGACTTATCGTCACATCAATTCTTAAATAAATACAGGTCACCAAGTGATATAGTAGAGGAAAATTTGATATGGCACAGGTCCTCCAATTATTATAATCAGACGTTCATTCCACTCAATGACATTTTGTCATTTGAGGCAGTTCGCAATTTACCCGGACCAGGTGGTTCAGATAAGACTACATTGGGATGGTTCAAGACCTTCAAAGTTAAAAATGGTCTATTCTACGTTTATCCACTCTGTATAGATCCCAATACACATGAACCAACTGGACATCTCAATATGAGTCGTATATCACATCAGAAATTCACGTTTAAGTTTAAAAAACCGAACCCCAATTCTATATATTCGATATGGAATAACCTCTACGGGTCTACTCTAAGTATGTACGCAGTAAACTACAACGTGCTTGTGTTCAATGATGGGTTATGTGGCTTAAAATATTAATGTTCTAATATATTAATGGCAGGTAGGCTAGATGTTGTAACATACGGTGAAAACGATAAATATCTAACGCTAAATCCCGAAGGAACGTTATTCCATAAACAGGTTACCAAACGCCCAAATTTCTCGATTAACTATACAGATCTTAATCCCAAAAGAGAAACTATCGGTTTTGGTAAAACGGTTAAATTCACTATACCACAAAATATAGGTGATCTACTTAAATCCGTAACCTTAGTCATTAAAGCCAGTGATATCCCAGATGAATGGAATTTGTATTATCAGGATGGAGCTGGTGTAGCTGTAATCGAATACGCGGACCTGATCATAGGAGGCACTGTCATTGAAAGATTGGATTCCAGTTACATCACCATACATAAGACTTATTTCAATAATTCTAGACAACAGGGGGGTATTGAAAATCTTACAGGGATAGTGCCACCATCTACATTCTCTAGTTGGTACGGTTGTAGAAAGACATTTTCTACGAAGCATACACAAAAGAAGTTTGATTTTCAAGTCGATCTCCCATTTCACTTCTATAATTCGACCGAATTATCTCTACCGTTGTGTGCAATTACGAAACAAGAAGTTGAGGTTGAAATAAAGTTCAGAGATCTTAAAGATGTATTATTTTCCAAAACTTCGGATATTTACAGAGAAGAGTCGGTCAACTTCCCATTTCCTACCTATTATGACGGGAGTTGGATTCCTGATAAAAGTGTGATATTTCTGGAACTGATTAAAGGTTGGAATAGAACAAATTATTCTTATTTCAAGTATAATAAAGTTCCGTGGTATGACAATCCGGGCGCGAGTATGAAAAATGCTAAATTAGGAGAAAATGGTGTGAGTATCCATAGATATGCAAAAAAATATACAACCCGCGATTTCTATCCATACTCAGATACGTATGAAAAACCTTCATGGTCAATTTTCTCTTTTTTACAGACTAGTGGGGCTAAAACTTATGATGTATCACCATGGTACGATCAAATTAGGGGTAGTATTCCAGAACACTATACCTGCACAGACACGACTAAAACAGTCTTCCATTCATTTCCAGGATTACCAAATGGTTCTATAGCTATGCGCGTTAAGACGGGTGACAAGGAATTTTCTAAAAATGCCGCGTTAATAAATCCGTATATGAGCACACAGATACTAGAAATAATGGATACAGTTTATCCACAAATAACTACGTATGCATCATTTTCAATGGAAAAAACGGGTCCAAACATACTGAGAGATGTTTTCAACTATCAAGTGGAAGATGCTTATGGAAACGGGACTCCATTTACGGATATAGGTAAGGGAAATGAAAAAGCTTTACTAATTAATTGGAAGAATCATGGAATAATAGCCGGCTGTCTGGAACTTGGAGAAGTATTCGCCATAAAAGATGGTGCTCCCCAAGATAACACAAATTTTGATCCGTACACTATACCTTATTCACGGATAGTCCAAGCTGCTGAATTCCCAAGTTACGTAAACCAAGATAATCCTATTGACAGTAACCTTCCACTAGGTGGGGGATTCATTCGTGTATTTAGACATTTTACAGTCGGAGAAGGATATAACGACGTGTGGAGTCCTGATACAAATATAGATAGTGTAAGTTCGAGTGAAATTAAGAATCGATTAATTGAAATTGAAAACATCGAATCTGGGAAAGTTCTTCCCAGTGATGTCATAGCTGAAGGTATGCTTGAACTACATTGGCCTATGCACGCTTATGCGAGAGATACCTATCCATGGGGTGCTGGTCCGTTTGTGCCTAAATTTTTGAGTTCTATGAATGATGTGCTTCTTTCACCACCTTACTTTCAACCAGGTGGTCCTTCTAACATGTCAGCCAATCTATTATCACCTTCCTTAAGGGGATTTGGTAAAGTTACACGAATAACATCAGCGGGTAAGGCAATTGTAGCAACTTTGGGTTATCCCAATTGGCCTACTGATTTACGGATGTTCACATGGTTACCCCTCAATATGAATGGACAAGTTGTGGGAACGAATAGTAGTGCTCCCACGGTACCGGGTTATACAATCGGATCTCCATCCTTGAATGGTGCAAACCCAACTAGTTCTGGAACTAGATCCGATTACTTTGGAGGTCCATCGGGTACATTCCGCCTTGCCTGGCCAAATACACGAATTGACTTAACCGATCGCATAGATAGTAGTGCACCATTTTCCAGACGGATGTCTGACGTACAAATGAGTGATTACTGGGAAACAGATCAATATGGCTCCAATTTTTTAGGGGGGCGTACAGCACAGGAAGATAATGGGAGATTCGCTCTCTTTTGGGGACACGTAAGAAATCTTACAGTCGCGTATAGTTATATTCGTGATACAGAGTCTAAAACTTTACCCGGCGCTGTGCTAATATATGAATGGAATTTTCATAACTGGGCATACTATCGAGAATATAAACATGAGTGGGATAAAACATTTTCACTTGTACAGGCACTGAGCCCCCCAGATACTCCTACATACAATTTCAGTTTTGGACAGAAAATAGCCATAGCTAGAACCAGTCAAATGTTGATTGTATCCGAACCCAATTGGGTTCCGACAGAGAGATTAACTTTCAGTAAAACTGATAACGTAGACTGGAATGTTGGGCGTATCCATGTCTACAAAAAAACTGCTACATCGTCAATCGTAGATGTGTATAACATAACAGCTTCAGGGGGTAAATTTTACATAAATGGGGTTGAAAAACCTATCATTGAACTAATTGAAGGTGTAACATATACATTCAATAACCCTACATCGGGTGGATCAGTTCCCGCACACCCTTTTAAATTCTCGGAAACGAGTGACGGTACACATGGGGGTGGATCTGAATATGTATTTAATGGTTCAGTTTCCAATGTAGTGTATCCGTATAGTGGTGCACCAGAAGGTACTTTTAGGACAGTATTCACAGTACCCATTGGTCAAGCTGGTACTGTACTTCATTATTACTGTCAAATTCATCCCGGTATGGGTAATAGTATCAACATAGTTGCACCTGGTGGAAGATATCAATTACATCAAACTATATACCCAGAATTACCGAGTTTAGCCGATAGAACAGAACGTGCTAGGAAAATGAAGCACCCATTGTACACTTCTTGGAATGATCCTATACAAAAAAGATGGGAGTTCGGTAAATCCCTTGATCTCAGTGACGATGATAAAACTTTAATCGTGGGTGCAGATTCCAATACAACTTTGGGTCCAAATAAATCTCCAACGGATACAAATGGTGGGTGGGTGTCAATTTATCAACTCAACGATTCGGGTGATTTTGAATTTAAGTCAATCATATCACAAAAAGTCGACGAAGACGCGGACGCTTCCTTTGGTTCCGATAATATAGCCACGACTATCGATGGTAATGACATAGCCGTGTCGGCAAGTAACGCAGATTGGGAACCCTCATCCGAATTACCTTTTAAGGATACATCATTCGATCCATTAAACGTATTACCAAACGTGCAAGTTGATGAAAATTGTGGTAATGTTCAATTGTTTTCTAAAGATACGGTTACTCCCAAAAATTACAAAGACATAGATATTGAGATTGACACATGTAAACTAAAGTTAGAGTTAATACACCTCGACAAACTTGAACGAGATAGATTAAAAAATACCCCCATCACACAAATTATAACACAGTTACAAGTCAATAAATTTAACTGGAGGGAGTATCAAGGAATTAATTATGATAATGATTTTGTACAAGAATCGCAAAATAACCAATTCAAACTAAACTTCTGTAACCCAGTCAAAGAACTGTTTTTTATCGTACAGAAAAATAATAAACGCTCTCTCGAAATATTGAAAGACTCTAACACGAATACATCTGAACTATGTTTTTTTCAAGGTGTTATAGATTTTGATGGCTTTGTGAGAAATTATGGTAATAGAGAAACGAATAACGTATTTACATC